CGAATGCTAATTTAACTGCCGTAGCTGGTGGAGTTGTTTATTCAGGGGCATCTGCTTTAGCAATTAGCGCAGCAGGCACAACAGGTCAAGTTTTAACTTCAGCAGGTACAGGAACTCCTACTTGGACAACACCTGTTTCTAATGCAACAGTAACCGATGACACCACTACCAATGGCACTCGTTATCCTTTGTTTGCCAATCAAACAAGTGGAAGTCTTACAACGGAATACACAAGTTCTACAAAGCTTCAATACAACCCTTCCACAGGGGCTTTTACGTCAACAAGCTTTGTGGGTTCAGGTGCAAGTTTAACTAGCCTTACTGCAGGAAATTTGACTGGAACAATTCCTAGTGGAGTTTTGGGTAATTCTTCACTTTATATCGGCACTACCCCAATTCCATTAAACGCTGCAAGTGGTTCAATTACTTCTTTGGCAGTAAATATTAGCGGTTCGGCAAGCTCTGCTACTACTGCTACGACAGCAACTAACGCTACAAATATTGCTATTACGGACAATACAAGCTCTGTTTCTACTTATTATCCTGTTTTATCCGTAGCCACTACAGGCAATAATCCTGCTACAACTAGCTCTACAAAGCTTAGTTTTGTACCATCTACAGGTGTTTTAAGTGCCATTAGCTTTACTGGCGCAGGTACAGGATTAACAGGAACTGCTTCAAGTTTGTCTATTGGCGGTAATGCAGCTACGGCTACAAGTGCAACTACAGCTACTAACATTGCTGGTGGCACAAATTTACAAATACCTTATCAAACGGCTGCTGGAGCAACATCTTTTATTACTGCTCCAACAATAGCCACTACTTATTTGCAATACAACGGCACAGGATTTTCATGGTCAACTGTTGTAGCTTCAACATCAACTAACTTAGCTGGTGGCGCAACAGGTTCTTTACCTTATCAGTCTGCAATCAATGTAACTGCATTTTTAGCTGGAAATACCACAACAACTCCGCAATTTGTTACATCTACTGGTAATGGAGTAACAGCAGCAGCTCCAACATTAACTAGCTCTACAGGTTCTGGAAACGTAGTTTTAGCCACTAGCCCAACCTTGGTAACACCAGCTTTAGGAACACCATCAGCTTTAGTAGGAACTAATATTACTGGTACTGCTGCTGGTCTTTCTATTGGTGGAAATGCTGCAACTGCAACAACGGCTACAACAGCCACAAACGCAACAAACGTAGCAGTAGCTGATGCCAGCACCAATGCTAACTATTACCCTACTTTTGTAGCTGCAACAGGTAGCAATCAGCCTTTGAAAACAGCATCATCTACGCTAAAATACAATCCATCAACAGGAGCTTTAAGTACAGGCTCAACAATTTATATAGCACCATAAGGAAAAATCATGGGTCAATTAGTCTTTCAAGCAACAGCAGGCGGTCAGGTAGCCCTAGTTGGCCCTAATCCTGCTACTAACTTTTCTATTAACGTACCTGCCATAAATGGCACTTTTGTAACCACAGGCGATACAGGCACAGTTACCAATACTATGCTTGCATCAAACGTATATACAGCACCAGGCACTATTGGCTCAGGAACACCAAATACAGGTGCTTTTACTACTTTAAGCGCATCTACCTCTATTACAAACGCTAGTTTGACATCCGGCAGGGTAATTTATACGACCACAGGTGGACTTGAAACAGCATCTGCCAACATGACCTTTAACGGCACTAGCTTAACTTTGGCTAATGATGCTTCTATATCAGGTCTTACTGTTGGTAAGGGTGCTGGTGCTATTGCTAGTAACACAACAGTTGGTAGCGGTGCTTTAGCAAGTGGTTCTTCATCTGGTGGTTTTAATGCTGCTTTTGGTACTAATGCTATGGCTGTAAATACTTCAGGCGGAAATAACTCTGCCTTTGGTTATGGTGCTATGGCGGCAAATACTACTGGCGGTTTAAATACTGCTAGTGGCGTAAATGCTTTAACAGCCAATACAACTGGTGGTTCTAATACTGCATATGGAGTTCAGGCACTTACAGCAAACACCACCGCATCTAATAATACAGCCGTAGGTTATCAAGCTGGGTATAGTAATACTACTGGCGGTGGTAATGGCGGTCAAAACACATTTATTGGTGATTCTGCTGGCTATTCTACAACTTCAGACCAAAATACTTTTGTCGGCAGACAGTCAGGTTACTATGTAACATCAGGTCGTAAAAATACTGTTCTTGGTATGTACAACGGCAACCAAGGCGGTCTAGACATCCGTACATCAAGTAACTACATTGTGTTATCTGATGGTGATGGTAATCCTAGGGGTATTTTTAACGGAAGCGGACAATATTTAGTTAATGCCACTAGCCCAATTTCAAGTGGTCAAGTTGGTGTAATTGCTGGCTCATCTAACAATGGTTTGGAAGTTAAAGTAACAAATAACGGATATGCACCTTTTGTTGGATACAATTCTAGCGGTTCATTAATATTTTATGCAGATGGAGGCGGAACAATTCATGCTGTTTCAACTTCTATTACTGCTATTTCTGACCAAAAATTAAAAACAAATATTAAAACCATCAAATATGGCTTAGATACAGTTAATCAATTAAAACCAGTTACTTTTGATTTTATTAAAAATGATTTAGTAAATGGTGAAACAGGAAAATTAGGTTTTATTGCACAAGATGTTGAATCAGTAATTCCTGAATTGGTTGCAGATGGTTTAAATAAATCAGAAAATGGAACACCATATAAAACTTTAAATATGGGCGATATGTTGCCAGTGTTGGTAAAAGCCGTTCAAGAACTCAACGCAAAAGTAACCGCCTTAGAAGCACAATTAGGAGCTAAATAATGGAATTAACTCACGAACAACAAGTAGCACAAGACTATAAAGCAGCTATGGATTCTGTTAATCTTATTAACGCAGGAAAACCAACCGATTGGCAAGGAACAGACCAAGACTGGGCAGATTGTATTGCTCGTAATAAAGAACATTTACAGATTCAATTGGCTAAAGGTGCTGAGTATTATGGTAGCAATGATTTGACACCATTTACACAAGCAATTGCTAAATAATGTTTACTTGGACAATCTTAGAAGTTTCTGCTAAAGATGGTGTGATAACCCATGCTCGTTATCACGTCACAGCTAATCAAGATGATAAATCAGTAGAAACTGAGGGTAATTGGTATTTTGACTGCCCTACTGCTAAAGTGCCTTTTGAGCAAGTTACCGAAGAAATGGTAGCTGGTTGGATTAAAGGCGAAGCTATAAAAGATGGTCAATGCCATATAACTGCTAGACTACAAGAGCAACTAGAAGCATTAGAAGATACAGTAATTCCTCCTTGGCAACCTCAAGTATTTACACCAGGACAATAAAATGACTCAGCCAATTGATATTATTTCTCGTGCTTTAAAAGACATTGGCGCATTAGAAGCTGGTGAAACTCCAACACCAGAAGCTGCTGCCGATGCCTTTGATATGCTTAATGACCTCATAGACCAATGGTCTAACGAGGACATGATGGTATATAACACTACTGAAATCATTTTTCCTTTGATTCCAGGACAAGTTCAATATACGATTGGCCCTAATCCTTCTACTGCTAACTTCATTGGCGCAGTATTTACAGGCTCCATTTCAGGCAATATTTTGACTGTTACTAGCTTGACTAGCGGTGCTATTGCCCAAGGGCAAACACTTAGCGGTACAGGCATCCTTCCAGGCACTCAAATTGTTCAGTTTTTAACTGGTGCTGGCGGTCAAGTTAATGAAACTGGAACTTATCAACTTAATATTAATTACACCAACGCTATTAGCTCTGAAAGCTTAACTGCTTACTACCAAAAGCCTTTGTTTATTGACCAAGCGTATGTAAGGGTAAACACTCAGTCTAATGGTCAAGTTGTGCCTAATGGTGGTCTAGATTACCAAGTAGCGGTTTTAGCACTAGAAAACTACAACCAAATTGGATTAAAAACTTTAAATGGCCCTTGGCCTAAAGCCCTTTATTACAATCCTAATGCTATTTCAGGCAATCTATTTGTATGGCCTAACCCTAGCCAAGGTGAGATGCATATGTTCTCATCTACTATTTTTAGTAACTACACAAGCCTTAATGACAACATAGTGCTTCCACAAGGCTATTCAATGGCTCTTAGATGGAACTTAGCTGAACGGCTAATGCCTATGTATGGCAAAGCTTCACAAACGCAAATTAGCATGATTTCAGCCTATGCTGCACAAGCTAAATCTACAATTAAAC